ATGCCTGCGTCCCGCTACCGTCCCGAAACCCGTCTGGTGCATAGCGGCACGCTCCGCTCGCAATTCGGCGAAACCTCGGAAGCTTTGTTTCTCACGCAGGGCTATGTCTATGACAGCGCCCTGCAGGCCGAGAAGCGATTCACCGGCGAAGAGCCCGGGTATCAGTATTCGCGCTTCTCCAATCCGACGGTGACGATGTTCGAGCGCCGCATGGCGGAATTCGAAGGCGCCGAGGCCGCGCGCGCGACCGCAACCGGCATGGCCGCAGTCACCCTCGCCCTGATGGGACAGGTGAAGGCCGGCGATCACGTCGTGTCGTCGAAAGCCCTGTTCGGCTCGTGCCTCTACATCGTCGAGGAATTGCTGCCGCGCTTCGGCGTGACGTCGACGCTGGTCGACGGCACCGATCTCGATCAGTGGCGCAAGGCGGTACGCCCGAACACGAAAACCTTCTTCATGGAGACGCCGGCCAATCCCACGCTGGAAGTGATCGACATCGAGGCGGTGTCGAAGATCGCGCATGACGCCGGCGCGACCGTGACGGTGGACAATGTGTTCTCCACCCCGCTCTGGCAGAGCCCGCTCGCGCTCGGCGCCGATTGCGTGGTCTATTCCGCCACCAAGCATATCGACGGCCAGGGCCGCTGCCTCGGCGGTGTGATCCTAGGATCGGAAAAATTCATCATGGACAATATCCATACCCTGCTGCGGCAGACCGGGCCGTCGATGTCGCCGTTCAACGCCTGGGTGCTGCTGAAAGGGCTGGAAACTCTCGCCGTGCGGGTGCGCCGCCAGACCGACACCGCCGCCGCGGTCTCGGTCGCGCTGGCCGAGCAGCCCAAGATTTCCCGACTGATCTTCTGCGGCCGCCCGGATCATCCGCAGGCCGCGATCATTCGCAAACAGATGCGCGGCGGGTCGACTCTCGTCTCGTTCGAGATCAAGGGCGGCAAGGCGGCGGCGTTCCGCTTCCTGGACGCGCTCAAGCTGGTGCGGATTTCCAACAATCTCGGCGACGCCAAGAGCCTGATCACGCATCCCGCCACCACCACGCATCAGCGGCTGAAGCCGGAACAGCGGGCCGAACTCGGCATCAGCGACGGGCTGGTGCGGCTGTCCTGCGGGCTGGAGCATCCCGACGACATCGTGGAGGATTTGCTGGCGGCGCTGGAGACGGCGTAAGGGAACCGGCCGCCCCCGGCGGCATTGACGCCCCGCCGGCTGCTGCCGATCGCCCGCGACCGGCGATTTGAAGTTTCAAAACGACGCGTGTATGCAGTGCCCCGGCCCTGGTGGGGAATAGTTCAACGGTAGAACAGCGGACTCTGACTCCGTTAATCTAGGTTCGAATCCTAGTTCCCCAGCCATCAAATATCTTACTCATAAATTTCAATCACTTAGGTCGATTTCTGCTACTGAAAGACGTAGCAAGTCGTAACACCTTTTCGTAACAACTTTCCGCCGTCTTGCCGCTCGGTTGAGCCGGCACGTTGCGCGCGCATGCAGCAACGGCGGCGTTGCTGCGATAATTTTTTTGTCAGTTTCGGACTCGACTCCGCGCCTCGTAAAATATTGGCACATTGATCGGAGTAACTTCCCATGTGCCTGTTGCTCGTTAAGTCCGCGCCGCCCCGGCGCGAAGGCCCGTGTTAGGGCGGCTATTCAACGCACACAGAGGAAATACCCAAAAAAGGGCAGTAGAGACCAAGTCGCTGGCATTACCCGATGCCCTGCTGCTTGAGTTGTTTGGCGTATCGCCAGCCGCGTCCGGCATTTCGATCACGCCCGCGAAAGCCATGCAATGCGCCCCTGTGCGGTGCGCCGTTCAGACCATTTCTGAGACAATCGGTCAGCTTCCAATCATCACCTATTCTCGCGATGGCAGCGGTGCGAAGGAACGCGCACCCGATCATCCCGCCTATCCGCTCTTGCACGACGCGGCCAACGAATGGACGCCGGCAAACCTCTTTAAGGAAGAGCTGACCCGGGACGCTCTCTTGGACAAAGGCGGATTCGCCTTCATCAATCGCGTCGATGACAAGCCCGTCGAGTTGATCAGACTTGAGCCGTGCAACGTCACCGTTGGGCGCGATCCGCACACCTCCGAACCCACCTACAAGCTGACGGAAAACGGAAGCGAGCGCGCTATTCATTGGCGCGACATCCTTCATATCCCGACCCCGGCCCTGCCCGGCTCAACGCTCATTCGAGACGCCCGCGAGGCTATCGCGCTTGCATTGGTGATGGAGCGCCACGCTGCCACGTTGTTTGCTAACGGTGCCCGCCCCAGCGGCGTCCTGAAATTTGCCAGCAAGCTTGGCGACGAAGCAGCCAAACGGATCAAGACGGCGTGGCAAGCCGCACATGGTGGCGACAAGAGCGGCGGCACCGCCGTTCTTGAGGAAGGCGGCGAGTTTCAATCGCTGATGATGAACAGCGTTGACGCGCAATTCCTTGAACTCCGCAAATTCCAGATTGAGGAAGTCGCACGGTATTTTCGCATGCCCCCGATTTTCGTTGGGGAGTATGGTCGCGCCACATGGGCGAACTCTGCGGAGATGGGTCAGCAATTCCTGACCTATTGCATCTCACCTTGGCTCGAACGTTGGCAAGGCGAACTCCTTCTCAAGCTGTTCACGCCGGATGAGCGCAAGGCGTTCTTTGCTGAATTCCTGACAGACGCCCTGACGAAAGCCGATATCGCAAAGCGATACGAGGCATACGCCAAAGCCATCACAGCTCGCATCCTCAGTCCGAACGAAGCGCGCGCCGCCGAAAACCGCGCGCCCTATGCGGGCGGTGAGAAGTTCGAAAATCCGAACACAACCCACGGGACGGCCCATGAAACGTAAGATTCACCTCTATGGCGCGCTCAAAAAGCAGTTCGGTGGCGTTCATTCGTTTGACGTTGAAACAGCAGGCGAAGCGTTCCGCGCGCTGAATTGCGCTTTTCCAGACACGTTCATCGCGGCAGTTCGACAAGGATCATATCAGGTCATTCGCGGACGCCGGAGCGGCGGAATGCCAATCGATGAAGGCCTGCTGAACTCTTTCAAGCTGGGTTTGGCTGATCTTCATATCGTTCCGGTTGCGGCAGGCGCATCCAGCAAGGGGCGCGGCACCACCAAGGCAATTCTTGGCGTTGCCATCGTCGGTGCAGCGATCTTTTTCTCGGGCGGCACAATGGCCGCGCCCCTTTCTCAACTTGGCACCGCCATTCCGGGCGTGGGCGCGATGACATGGGGCAACGTCGCAACGCTTGGTCTTGGCGTTGCACTCATGGGCGCGGCGCAGATGAAAGCAGGCACAAGCGCACCGCGAACTGCCGACACCAAAGACGACAAATCATTCGCCTTCAACGGCCCCTTGAACGTCAACGAACAGGGCAACGCAATTCCTCTCATTTACGGCCAAGTCATCACCGGTATGCAGCCGGTTTCCGTGAGCTTCGATATTGAAGACATCGGAGCTTACCAGTCATGACCGACACGACGCACCGAGCCTACTTCGGTGATGGCGAACATGATTTCGCCATCACGCCCGAATTGATCCTGGAGCTGGAGAGAACAACCGGCTCAGGCATTGGCGCGCTGTTTCAGCGCCTTTGCGCCGGGACCTTCCACCATACGGATATGGCGGAAGTCGTTCGGCTTGGTCTGATTGGCGGCGGTGAAGCTCCCGAGCGCGCCGCTTCGCTTGTCGCGGCATACGCCACGCCTCGCCCCATCTCGGAAATTTACCCCCTCGCCCTCAGCATTCTTGAGGCGCTGTGGTTCGGAAAATCAAAAGAAGTGAAAGATGATGGACAGGCTTGAAATCAAGGCCGCCGTTAGCGTGTCGGATGCTGGCGAAATCACCGGAACGGCGTGGCCGTTCGGCTCGGCTGACCGCGTCGGAGACATCATCGAGAAAGGCGCATTCAACATCGTTGTTTCTGATCTGCCGATGCTGCTGGCGCATGATCCCGAAACGCCAATCGGTCTCTGGGATGAAGTCAAAGAGACTACCGACGGCCTGCAGGTAAAGGGCCGTCTCTTCATCGAAGAAAGCAAGCGAGCGCGCGCCGTCCGCGGCCTTATTCAAGGCGGGCTAATCAGCGGTCTCAGCATCGGCTTCCGCACCAAGCAAGCCGTCCAGCGTGGCGCGAACCGCGTGATCACTGCTCTTTCGCTTCATGAAATCTCTGTCGTCCGCAATCCCTCGCACCCGCGAGCGCGAATTGCGAGCGCCAAAGACGCCACGGCTGCCATTGCCGAGGCCATCACCCGCGCCGCCGTGGCGCTTCGCATCCAAGGAAACTGAAATGAAATCGAGTCTCGCTCTACTTGAACTCAAGGATGACGGCGGCGATCCTGCTGACGTCGTCAATGAAGCTCTGGCCACCCTCACAAAGACGGTGGACGAACGCCTGAAGGCGGTTGAAACCAAATCGCTGGACGGTGCCAAGCTGACCGAACGTCTTGCCAAGGTCGAGGCCAAGCTTAACCGCCCGGCTAATGACAATCACGCCAACGATAACGAAAATATTGAAACTAAGTCGTTCGCAGCCTATCTCGCGCGCGGCAAGGAAGGCATTTCGGACATTGAGACGAAGGCGCTTCGCGTCAGCAACGATCCCGGTTTCCTCGCCCCGAATGAATTCAGCACTGAGTTCATCCGTGACCTTGTTGAATTCTCTCCGATCCGCGCCGTCGCGTCCGTCAAGAGGACCAGTCAGCCCGCCGTCACCTATCCGAAGCGCAACACTGGCACCAACGCCAAGTGGAAAGGCGAGAACCAGTCATCGGAAGAGTCCGATGTGACGTTCGGCCAACTGGAAGTGCCGACGCGGGAAATGACGACCCACGTCGATATTTCCAATCAGCTCTTGCAGGATGCGGCATCCGATGTATTCGGTGAAGTCCGCCTCGCTCTGGCGGAAGACTTTGGCCAGAAAGAAGCCACTGCATTCGTCAATGGTGATGGCGTGATTCAGCCGCGTGGTTTCATGAACCACCCGGACATCGTGCATACGGTCAATGGTCACGCCACGAACCTGAGCGCCGACGCTCTTATTACGCTACTCTACGCGCTTCCGGCCACTTACCGGAATTCCGGCGCGTGGTTGATGAATGGCACGACGCTCGCGACCATTCGGAAGCTCAAGGACGGTCAGAACAACTATCTTTGGCAGCCGTCCTATCAGGCCGGTCAGCCCGAAACGATCCTTGGTCGCCCGGTCATCGAAGCGGTCGATATGCCGGACGTTGCGTCGGGTGCCTTCCCGATTCTCTACGGCAACTTTGCCGGCTATCGGATCATCGACCGCATCGAACTGAGCATCCTGCAGAACCCGTATCTGCTCGCGACCGAAGGCATGACGCGCTTTCACGCCTTGCGCCGTGTCGGCGGAGACGTGCTGCGGCCTGCCTATTTCCGCAAGCTCAAGATGGCCGCGAGCTAACCCCCACCTCACGTCAAGGATATCAGCACTATGCGTAAAGCTCTCTCTGACACCTATAGCGTGGCAATTGCGCCGCCCGCCGCCGCCGTTGCCGACAATACCCCCATTGTCGGCAACTGGATCGACCGCAGGGATTTCGAGTCTCTGACATTCGCAATCCTGACCGGCACGCTTGCCGACGCGGACGCAACCTTTGCCGTTCTGGTTGAGGAAGCCAATGCAGACGACCAATCGGACGCCGCGCCCGTGGCGGATACTGACCTTGCGTCGCAGACGCACGGCACCGGTCCGGAAGCTGCCGCGGGCTTCACGTTTGCGGACGACAACGCCACCCGCAAGATTGGCTACATCGGTTTCAAGCGGTTCGCCCGCCTGACCGTCACGCCAACCGGCAACGCCGGCGCGGCTCCAATTTCGGCTTTGGCCATCCTTGGCCGCGCAGCCGTTCGCACTGTCTAAGCCCGCCGCACAGTGTGTCCTATGCAGCTCGCAACTGACGAAATCGCACTTGAACTGTCACCCCTTGGCCCGGTCTGGGTGCGACCGTCATTGCGGGCTGCATATCGTTTGGAACGCCGATATGGCGGCTTCGACAAGCTCTTGAGCGCCGTCTCACAAGGAAACGTAACGGCTATCTTCAATGTGATTGGTGAGGCTACAGGCCGCTCAAACGATTGGCTTTCAGCCATCAAGGGCAAGGCGCTAGCCCCGATTATCGAACCGCTGAAAGCACCCCTCATTCGCTATGTGCTGGCACTCGCCGGCATCGATCCCGAGCGGCCCCGCAAAAATAGCGGCGGCACCGGCACGACCTATGCCGAGCATCACGAAAAGCTCTTCAGGCTCGCCACCGGATGGCTCGGCTGGTCCCCTGACGACGCTTGGAACGCGACACCCGGAGAAATCATGAACGCCTATGCCGGTCGCGCTGAAATGCTCAAGGCCATCTTCGGCGATGGAGGCTCTGACGGGACAGAAATGTCTCGCGATAACTTTTTCAAGAAATACAGGGGCAGCACCCGTGCCCAATAAAGCGCCCCGCATCTGTGGCTGCGGCCACCGTGTTCCCTATGGCGTCGAATGCGAATGCCAGCGCAAGCGCAATGCCGAGCGCAAGGCTCGCTTTGACGCCACGCGGCCCTCAGCCCGCCAACGCGGCTATGACACGGAATGGCAGCGTGAGCGTGATGCCTACCTCAAGGTCAATTCGGCTTGCCGTCACAATGGCTGCGGTGCGTTTGCAACCATTGTGCATCACATACAGCCCCACAAGGGCAATCGCGCCCTCTTCTGGAACCGCGGCAACTGGTTGCCGGTCTGCCAGCCCTGCCATAACGGCCCGCTTCAAGCCGCCGAGCGACGAGGCAGCCGATGAATGGCGATGAATCCTACCGCCGTCTATTCTCAGCCATCATCAATCAAGCGATTGACGATGCAACCACCTATGTCCCGGAAGGCGCACGTCTCGAAAAGAAGCTCATTCCTATTCGTGCCCGTGAGTGGTTCTTCAATCCGAACCCGATGTTTGAGCTTGCATGCGCGGTCACGGGTTATGAGCCTGATGCCATGCGTGATCGTGTTCGCAAGATCATTGCCGTGGCAGAGGCGAGACACGCCAAGGGGCAAACGCGGCCAACACGCCGCCGACTCACACCGGGGCTGGGTCAAGACTTTCAAAAGCGAGCGGGGACCGGCGGGGGGAGCCGCGCGCGGGATTCAGCCAAATTGGAGTTTTTGTGAAATGCCCGTCATCACCACGGCTGATCTGAAATCCCATCTTAATCTCACCGGAGATGAAGATGATGCGCTTTTGGTCAACAAAGCCACGGCCGCCGAAGGCTGGATTGAGAAATACATCGGCCAGCCCTTCTCGGATTTTGAGACCATCCCGGAACCGCTCAAGGAAGCCGTGCGCCAGCTTGCAGCGCACCTCTATGAGAACCGCGAAGCATCGCTTGTCGGAATATCCGCAAACGAATTGCCATTCGGATTGCTGGACCTACTGACCCCCTATCGCGGCTGGGCCTTCTGATGGTCGAGACCGCAGACAAACAATTGGCGCGGCTTGAGCGCCGCCTGATGGCCATCCCGAAGAAGGTCCGGGAAGACGTGCAGCCGGCCCTTCTCAGGTCCGGTCATGAGCTTGCCGACGCGATGAAGCGCCTTGCCGAGGCATCGCGCGACACTGGCGACTTGATCGAGAGCATCCAAGTCACGCCGGCTGGCCAATCGACACCGCCCTATTCTCAGCCGGGCGGCTCAAAAGTCGTGCCTGAAAACGCAGTCGCCGTGACGGTCGGCAATGACGACGTGCGATATCCGCACCTTGTCGAATACGGAACCGAAGACGCTGCAGCTCAGCCATTCTTTTGGCCCGCCTATCGCTTGTTCAAGAGACGTATCCAGCGCCGCATCTTGCGGGCCATCTCAAAGGCGGTTCGGGAGGGCTGGAAGTAATGACTGAGACCTCCCTTGCTCTCCAGACAGCCATTCGAAGCCGCCTGATCACGCATGCCGCGCTTACAACCTTGGTGCCGGTTGAGCACATTTTCGACCGCAACAAGCGCCCGGAGGCGTGGCCGTGCATCATTATCGGTGACGGTCAGACGGTCTTTGCGGACGACTATGACGACTTCTATGACCGCGCTTATTCGGACCTGCAGGTATGGACTCAAGGGCCAGGTCTAGAGAGTGCCAAGGCGATTACAGGCAAAGTTCGCGCCGCGCTGCCGATTGGCGCTTGGGAAGTCGCCGGCTTCAAGGTTCCTCACGTCAAGATTACCAACGCGCGGTTCTTTCGCGACCCGTCGAATGAGTTTTCGCGCGCCGTTCTTACGGTCGAGGCCATCATGCAGCGGGGGGCCGCATGATCCGCGCCGGCAAACTGGATCGAAAATTGACGTTTCAGCGTGCCACAACCACGCTGAGCGAGGCCGGAACACCGCAAGAGGCGTGGACCAATCTTGCCGCCATGCGCGCCGAAAAGATCGAAGGCGTCACGGAAGAGGAAACGCGCCGCTTTGGTGCATCTTCCGAAACGGCCTTCACTTTCCGCATGCGCTGGCTGGAAGGCCTGACTCTTGCCGATCGCGCGCTCTATGAGGGTGAAACCTACACTATCTCTTCCATCAGAGAGCTTGGCCGCCGCCGTGGCCTTGAAATCCAACTCGCACGGATTGCAAACCATGCGGGGACGTAAGCCTGAGAAAATCCTGAGCGTAACGAAAGTGCATGATCTCGCAGCGCCGCCCGCTTGGTTTTCGAAAGATGCCAGAGCCGAATGGAGCCGCACGGTCCCCATTCTGAATGAACGCCGGATCATGACTGCCGGCGACTTGGCCAGTTTTGAAAACTACTGCGTTGCTGTTGGTCAAGTCCGCGAAATGCAACGGATTATCGTCAAGCAAGGGCACATTATCGAAACCGCGCGCGGCCCTCGCGCTCACCCCGCCGTCAAAATCCAAGCCGACGCAATGACGCGCGCCCGACTGTTAGCCGCCGAGCTTGGGCTTACGCCCGTGTCACGTTCCCGCCCCTCAATCCGTGAAGACAATGACGACCCTGACGCATCCGACTTGGGTCTTTGATAATTCGCCCATCGCGGACCCGAATGGACGTGGCGAGCGTGCGCTGAAATTCTTCGGCGCGCTCAAACATCCCAAATCCACCGCAAGGAATAAGGCCCTTGTTCTACCGCCATTCTGGCAGCGGATAATCAAGCGCATCTATGGCCCTTCCGACGCGGACGGAAACCGACTAACCCGCGTTGCCTATATTCAAATACCGCGCGGTGCCCGCAAAACCACCATCGGCGCTGGACTTGGACTCTTGCATTCGCATGGCCACGAACGCACGCCCGGCGGATCATGCATCCTAGCCGCCAGCGCCGAAGATCAAGCCGAACTCGCTTTCGATGAAGCCAAGGGTTTTGTTCTGACGCACAAGCACATTGCCGCAGCGAGCCGTGTAGTCGATTCCGAACTATTGATCGAACATATTGGTTCCGGCTCAGAGCTACGCGCCATTCCCGCTGAAGGCGACGTTCAGCACGGTAAGACGCCCTATTTCGTGTTGATCGATGAATTGCACGTCTGGAAAAACCGCAAGCTATGGCGCGCATTGAAGACGGGCTTGCTCAAGATACCAAACACGCTCTTAGTCATCATTACCACGGCAGGACGAGGACAGGACAACCTCGCCTACGAAGAATATCGCTACGCCAAGCGCATTGCGGCGGGCGAGATTGAAAATCAGCACTACCTACCGATCATTTTTGAGCCACCGCCGAAATACGATTGGCAAAGTGAGAAGACTTGGCATTCGGTCAATCCCGGCCTCAAATACGGCTTCCCCGATATCGGCGGGATGCGTCTAGCCGCAACCGAGGCCAAGGAAAAGCCGTCTGACCGAGAGGACTTTAAGAACTACAATCTCAACGAATGGCTTGACCATTCGGAAGCGCCCTTTGTCGATATGGGCGTTTACGATGAAGGCAATATCCCGGTCGATCTTGAAGCGTTGCGCGGTCAACCGTGCTGGCTCGGCGTTGACCTTTCGTCCAACAGCGATCTGACGGTCATCGTCGCTGCTTGGCGTGATGGAGAGGATGGCTATTTCGTATGGCCGTGGTTCTTCTGTCCCAATGATAATCTCAGACGAAGATCTGAACGGGATGGCGTTCCTTACGTCACTTGGGCCGAGCAAGGCTTCCTCACCCCTACCCCCGGCAATGTGGTCGATTTCCGCTTCGTTGAAGATCGCATCCGGGACCTCTGCAGTCGGTTCGAAGTTCGCGAAATTGCCTTTGATCCACATCTAGCCCGCAACACCATCAATAATCTGTTGGAGGACGGCCTTCCCGCAGTCGAGATGCGGCAAGGCTGGGTAACGATGGCGCCCGCCGTGAAAGAGCTTGAGCGCGCGATCATCGGTCGTCGTTTCAGGCATGGCGGCCACCCAATTCTGCGCTGGAACTTCTCAAACATCGCGGTGGAAGAGAAAAAGACCGGCATCAAGGAATTTCACAAAGGCAAATCGAAAGACCGAATTGACGGTGCGGTTGCGTCAGCAATGGCGGTCGCACGCGCTCAAACGGGCGACGATCAAGTCTCCATTTACTCGAATGCGGCTGCAAGGCCGGAAGGATTGTTGGTGTTCTAATGGCCGTCGAATCTGAACAACTTGTCGTCCAACTTGAAGCTCGTATCCGGGACTTTGAGAAGAATTTTCAGAAGGCTAATAAAACGGCCAATGACAATTTTCGGCAGATCGAGCGCCGTGGCCAGACGGCGGCAAGCCGGCTTGAGAAATCGATGGCCAGCGCCGGTAGTCGCATGGCCAATTCAATGCGGACTTGGGGCGCTGGCATCGCCGGTGTTCTGGGCGCGCGATCCATAACCGCCGCATCGGCACAATACGTCAACCTCCAAAACACTCTCAAGGTAACGGGCATTGAAGGCAAAGAGCTTGAAAGCGTCTTCAGTCAGCTTTTCCAAGTCGCTCAAAAAAACGGAACCCCGATTGAGGCGCTCGCGACACTGTATAGTCGCGCCTCACAGGCTCAGGGCGAGCTGAAGGCCAGTTCCGCCGAACTGATGCGCTTTACGGATGGTGTCTCCCTCGCCTTGCGCGTCGCTGGCACCGATAGTCAGCAAGCGTCCGGCGCGTTGCTGCAGCTTTCTCAGGCGCTCGGCTCTGGCACCGTCCGCGCGGAAGAATTCAACAGTGTCAACGAAGGCGCGCGGCCCATCCTGCAGGCCGTTGCCGCTGGCATGAAAGAAGCCGGCGGCTCTGTTGCCACACTCAAAAACTTGGTCAATGAAGGCAAAGTGTCGTCTGAGGCCTTCTTTCGAGCGTTCCTGGCCGGAATGCCGACACTCGAAACTGCCGCATCCAAGGCTCAGGGCACCGTCGGCCAAGCAATGGCTCGCATACAAAATGCGTTCGTTGTGTTTGTCGGTGAACTGGACAAGGCCTCAGGTGCATCTCTCACGGCCGCCGAAAATCTGGATAAGGTCGCTAGGGTCATCGAAGGCTTGCCGGGTTACATTCATGCTGCAGCGGGCGGATTCGATAAGCTCCAAGACTGGCTAACCAAGCTCGGCAATCATCCCTTCTGGACACGGCTTGCCAAGCTCGCTGGCGTCAAATTCACGGCTGAAGAAGCACTGGCCGCTGGCATCGTCCTTCCCGAAGAGAGCAAGCCCGAGAACGTCCCGCTACCCCTGTCCCGTCCTAAGAACGTGACGCCCATTTCGCTCAATAGCTACGCGGTCAAAGGCAAGGACAAAGCCGCGGGTAGCACCGAAGAGGAAATCCGAGCCGATCAAGTTGAGCGCTATATCGAAGCTCTGCAGCGATCATCACGGGTGCTGCAGGCCGAACTGAACACCATCGGCAAGAGCAATGCAGAACGCGCGAAGGCTATTGAACTGGCCCGCATTGGCACTGTGACTGATGCCGGTCAGCTACAGAAAATCGAAGAGACTGTCGGCGCGAACGAAGCCCTGCGCCAGAAAATCGAACAAGTGACCAAGGCGACCGAAAGCCTCAAAGAAGCCGGGTCCGCCGCTGGCCATGCGCTCACGGATGCGCTTGGGGACGTATTGATTGACGGTGCCGATGCGGACGAAGTGATTGCCAATCTGTCGCGACAATTCGCTCGCTTGGCGCTGCAAGCCGCGCTCATGGGGTCTGGTCCCCTTGGTGGCCTCTCCGGCGGGTCCGGGTTTCTAGGCGCGCTATTTGGCGGCGCGCGCGCCTCTGGCGGCCCTATCGATCCGGGCCGGGTCTATCTAACCGGGGAACGTGGCCCCGAGCTTATTGTGCCCCGCTCGCCCGGCACGGTGATCCCGAATGCCGCCCTCGGCTTGGGCGGCGGTAGCGTTCAGCAAAACCAATTCAACGTGACCGTGAACGGCTCTTCCGGGACGCCGGCGCAAAATCAGGACTTGGCCGAGCGCATTGGCAGGCAGCTTGAAGATACGGTTCGCGGCCTCGTTGGGCGCGAACTGCGGACCCAAATCCGTCCGGGCGGCCTTCTGAACCGCATGAGGTAACTTTTTTCGCCAATCGACTGCAGCGCCGCTCTCTGGGCGCTATATCTCAACTGGACCCCATAAGGCGAAACCGCCACCCCCGGCGAAAAGGGTGGCGGCTCATTAGGAGATAAACCGTTGCTGCGATCATCACCCGAACATCATTATAGCAAGCCGCAGCCGCGCTCGCGCGCGGTGCGACCTGACAAAAAAATCACGCGAACCCACTATAAAGACAGTCGCCGAAACGGCGATTTCCAGCGGGATTTGCTAGGTTTGCTGTCCCTTCGGGCGCCTACTGCCGCTTCGCCGACTATAGTAGGAAAGAAGCACCCTTCCCCCTCTTCCCCTATATCCTCTGCCCTTGACCTTATCGTGCTCAAGCGCGGACAGGAGCCTTTCAACTTCCCTCTATCGGGCAAGGGGCGCGACGCCGATGGTCTGCCAGCGCATGATCCAGCCAAGTCGCTTGATCCTGGCCCTTGGCGCGATCAGCACCATGAAATCTACGCGCTTTGCTATCACCTTTCCCTAAAACGCCTTGCGGCTTCACAGGGCCGTCTGGTGGCTGCTGTGACCGTGCGCTTGCGGGACGATCTCGAAGCCAAGGCCCGCGCGAAGGGCTACCAATGCACCGCTTGGCTAAATGGGGAATTCGCACGCAAACTGGAACGAGCCTTCGGCTACAGGCCGGACTTTTGGTTTACCGTCGAAGAGGAAGACGGCAAAGACATGCATATTCACTGCGAGATTGTTATTGAGGCACGCCCCACCCGTTGGAAACAGGAACGACATTTCGCGGATGTGCGCCGTGCCCTTCGCCGCGCCGCCGGTGAATGGCCCATGCCGGCACGCAAGTTTCAGGTCGAATTCAAACGCAACGTTGACGGGACACTTCGTCAACCCGACGCCGGATGGGTGGGCTACATTTGCAAAGGCCTTCAAAAATCCCGGCCCGGAATACGCCGCTTCATGAGGCGGCTAGGCGCTGATCACCGCTATTGGTTTCACAATCGATTTGAAGGTTCGGCGATTGCCTGCACACGTTCGGTGTCACAGGGAGCCGAGTTAATCTATGACGAATTGGCGAAGGAAGTGATTGCCTATCGGGCGCCCCTGTGAATCAATAGCTTAGCAATAAATCACAGGCGGTGGCTGGGGATGACAAGGGGACTGAGCGCAATCACGTTTGCACTTTGCGTTGCCGGCTGTGGCGGAGGCCCCGGCGCTGAGCGTTGGCTATCTGCTACCCGCGAGAACGTCTCTGTTGAGGGAGCGCCGTATCATGTGGCGTGGCTGCGCGCCGGGCCGCGCGAAATTGATTTCCGCAGCCACCGGGATCAACCGATCTATTTAAATCCAGATATGGCTTTAGAGCAGCGCCGCAATGTCGAGGCCGCTATGGTAGTTGCGCGCCGGGAGTGCGGCGTTCAGAAGGTGGAAGCGGACGGAATTGTTCGGGCCGATTTGCAGTTCAGTGGTCGGATTCGGTGCGGTTAATCGCACAATGATGTGATTCGAGATGACGAAGAAAAACAAAGACCGCGCGAGATTTGCCATCGGCACATCACCGGACGATATCCGCTCTTCTTTTTGGTATATCAACGCACATAAGAATGATGTTTATCTTGGAGCAAGAAGCCTTGGCGGCACCCTGAAGGTCAGCTTTCACGGCGACCGGAACAGCCATGTCAAGTTTGGCCCAAATTCATCACTGGGGTCATTTGCTAACTCTTATGTAACGAAATGGAAACGGCCGGAAATCCGCGCCAATTCAATTGCTCAAGTGGCGTCGGTTTATTTTCCTACTGATTTCCTTTTGGGAAAAATGGCACGCCCAAATGGCGATGGGCAGCACATATTGTTTGAACCCGCTCCGGCTGGGTCAGCCGTTGAGCTGATGTTATTCTACACCCGCTTGCCACCAGAAGACATTGAGCGGGGATTAAAGAAAATATGCATCCCCATACAGTGGTCCAAGCTGGACAACGGCGATGTCTCGGTAGTCGCTGCGCGACACAAGCGGTTTGATACCGCGAACATTCCGCAATTGAATAGCCTGAAAGACGGCACGCCCATTGTCTCGCCGGGCACCACATGGGTTAGTCCGAAAATGGAACCGGATGAAACGAAGAGCAACGTCGCAATGCTCTTGTTCAATGACCCTGCAAAGACAAACTTCCTTGAGATCATTCAGGTGTCAGGCGTGAAACTCACGCGGAATTCTTCGCAACCCGCGGCCACCACCTAACAAGTCAACACTGACTTACATCGCGCGTCGGCATGGACTTTATGAGTCATTCATTGGAATCCGTCAACGTTGACCGGGATTGGCAACTCTGAATCAATCGTCCCTATCGAAATAACGGAGGGGCTAATGTCCACGAACATCTACATCTCAACGCGAACGTTCAACGAGCTTGCAGAGAGGATCGCGGCGCTAGAACCGTGCCGCTACTCCGGTCGCGTCACACCTGATCAAGTAAAGTTAGCGTTTGCCGAGGCGGACATTTGGCCGCTATCGATTTTGTTGGATGCGGCGCTGAACGGACACGCCTGATGTGGACAATAGCGGCTCTCAACTTCGCTGCGGTCGCAGAACAAACATAAAGATTAAGAGCAATGCGACTATTGCTACAAGCGCTCCAATGGCCCACAGGCCATCGGCGCGTGCCTCCATGAACCAGAGGCTGATATAAAGCTTTTCAACGTTTTCAGGGATCATAGGCACACCTCGCAGCAAAAAAAATCATGCGAGGCGGTCACGAAGAGAGCTATCTAGATTCCAAGCGATTTCAAGATGCTTGTTAATTGCGTGCATGACTGACGACTTAAGTCGTTGAAATCGCTCGGTTAGGAATATGGAATATATATATCTGATCGGCGCTTTCAAAGTTCGGCCAGAGTCTATTCATCTAGACCGTTGGAAAAATAGAGCTTTTCGTAATCTTTTTTGCCACTGCAATTGCAGACAGGAAGGCGCATTGCCCCAATTTGACTCCGATCACATGAGCTATGTGAAAGCCGTAGCAAATCGTCCACAGGTATTGTTAGGGCAACAAGGCTTCTCGGGCTGTATTATGCCGGTCGCGTTGCGCCATCCAGCTTCGGTCCAGACGCTACGATCTTAAGCACCCCATTTGGCAATGGACGCTGCAGCTTACTCGCATGCTGCCAAGACTCGGTTAGCCAACGCTCACATTCGTCTGGGTAGCGCAGGATCACCGGCATCGCTTTGGCATGAATGGGCGCAACGTCATCGTTAGCGTCAGTCGTCAGAAATGAATAGACGACATGCTCGCCTTCAACCGGCTTAGCTTTCGTGCCGCGCGTTCCGGTCCAATTGCGCCAAATACCAGCGAAGAAAAACAATGGCCGTTCGTCTGACAATGCAAACCACTTCGTCGTCTTCGGCGCACTGTCGGTCCATTCGCAAAACGAAGTTACCGGAACTAAGCATCGATGCTCTGGCTTGTTCAGCCATTTCAGCCAGAAGCTCGAATTGGTATTGCGAACATTGGTGATCGGCCTGCCACCCATGTTCGGAGGCGGCGGGAAGCCCCACCGCATCATCAGCATCTCTTCGCTACCGCCATTCACATGGCGGATCACCGGGGCCATTTGGTCGGGATAAATTCCAGGCAGTGGCGGCAGGTTTCCAGTCGTGTCTTGCAGATGTTTCCGCAATTGCCGGATTTCGTCTTGCGACTTCGTCATTGAATACAGATTACACACGACTTCCCCCGGATCGAACTTCGGAAATGGCTGCCATTCAGTGATCGTATTGCCCCAGCTTGGATGCTTGGTTTCGACACCTCGCCTTCCGCATACCTCACAAACTGCCCTCTCCCTTAGCCATTGAAACGGCGCGTCCTTGCCCCAGCGGATCACCAATGGTGCGAGCGCCATCGGTGATGAAGCAAGGCAGTCCACATTGGTGCAGTAGACCCACATCCACTTTGTGTTTCGGTGAATGTCGCCAAGTGTTGTGAACTTGGTCCCAAGGTCTCGCGTGGGGGTATTGAATTTCAGAACGCGCGCATGGCGTTCGGCAGCCTCCCACCACCCTTCATCGTCCGGCGGCAGCTTTGGGGCCAGCTCAACACACCCATCCCCGTTGATAGTCACTCGCAAAATTTTGATTTTATCTCGCGAAAACCGGGGCATGAAGGCGATAAACCGGAACAAGTTGACTTAGGGCCGGAAAAGAACAAAACTAGAACATATATATTTCGCCAGTCAACACATTCTGGATTATTTTCCTGTCACCGTGAGAAGCCAAAGTTTATCGTAAGTTGTGCCAAAGAAATTTGCATCCTAGTATTTTCACGGGGAGGATTTGTAATGGCGCTTCCATTAAAGAAACTTCGTTTTGGCAACATTGATGCCCGCTATGAAGTCATAACTCGTGACCCCACTACAATCGAGCATTTCAAAGAATCATTTCTTGAACCCACCGGACTCTCAATTGAAGAATTCGTCAAAGGAAACCGCTTCTTCGTCCATGGAATGAAGGGCGCGGGCAAGACCGCGTTCCTTCGCTATTTAAAACTCACCGTGGAAGAAAATCATTGTCTGACATCCTTCACGTCTTTTTCAACAGACGTTTCTGACGCAGAGCGCAACAGAATTTACAAAGCCAACGGAATTAGAATTTTCGAACAGAAGGAAATTGAAGAGAACCCAAGCGCTGTTGAGATGTGGATTCTTTTTATCTTCCGCATGCTCGCAAATCTTATTAGTGAAAATCGCCGTGTTTTCACGTCACATAACAACATTCATATCTTCGGTGAAATGACCCGCCAATTTCACGAAGGCGACTCCAAATCTGTGCTCGCCTTCCTTTCTCGCGTAGTAAAGCACGGCCGTTACAAAATTAAGAATAAGAATTTTTCTGCAAAACTAAAAGGTAAAGACGGCGAGACAGAGGTTGAGCGATCAATTGATGATATCGTCGCCAACGGTTTTGTGCTGTTACGCGATTTGAGTTGGGAAGGACAGAATGGAATTTACTTATTTTTTGACGAGTTAAACCTCTCATTCAGTTCACGAACGCAACACAAACGAGACGCCGTCCTTATTCGTGACCTTATTATTGCAATAGATAGGATAAATACGTTCTTCACCGAACAACACAAACCCGTCTACTTGATAGCCGCAGCCCGCTCAGAAGTTCTAAAAGCACTCAATGTGCCGACTCATGAGATAAATAAAATTCTCACAGACAGAGGCCGTGAACTGCGTTGGTTTGGCCTCACTGCAGGCGACAGGTGGCCAATCGTCCATCTTTTAGAAAAGAAGATTCAGGCATCAGAAAAAGTCTTGCGACAGAAAATCACACCGAATGTCTTCGATACGTATTTCCAAAACAACATCTTTGGCATGAGCCCTCAATCGTTGGTGGTTGAGCTAACTTGGTGTAATCCGCGCGATCTTGTTTTGCTCTTCGGACAGGCGGCCGAGAATTCCGAACATGAACCTAGGTTCGGCGAAGCTCTCTTGAACAAAGTAATCGATAAATTTGGCGAAGACGCTTGGAACGAACGCGCCGAAGAACTAAACGTGGAATATGCAGCCATCGAAATTCATTCAATCAAAAGAATCCTCTTGAATTTTGAGCGCTATTTCAGAATCGACAGATTTGAGCGAGAAGCTCAAACACGATCGAGGAACGATCCAAATATTAAAAATATCGTTGCTAAGCGCCCAGCAGCAAAGATACTCGAAGACCTTTATCGCGTCGGAATAATTGGTCAGTCGAGCAAAGAACCGAAACTAGGTAGCTCCGGCTTTGGAGCACTTAAGGAGCACTGGGCGTATCGAGGCGATGAAAATTTTGACGCAAATGCGTGGATGATCGTTCATCGCGGACTTTGGCCTGAGCTTCGGCTCGGTCGAATCCGAAGTAACGTTGAAGCGGTATCGCTAGGTAGCAGCAACAACGTCGTCGCTCGGCAGTCAGACCCACGCATCTGGAAGCCAAAAAGATAGGAAGTCAATTCAACGAAAGAAGCTGACTTCTGGATAGGCGACTGCCTCAATCATATTTACTCGCTCAGCCAGCGGCCCTTCCGGCATGATGCCATATTTGCCTGTTGTGCTAGCCTTTGTATGTCCCAGCAACATTGCAAATTGCTCATCAAGGTAACCGGCTCGCCGGAAGGCATCGGCGATGCCGTGTCGGAATGAATGGAAATTCTGTGACTTATCGGCCTTCACGCCGATTTTGCGGAAATAGTCATTGAAGAAACTGGAGGGCCGACCTGAATAGTAACCACGCGCGTCCGGCTTGATCTCAGGGAAGAGCTGTGTCTCCCCTGTCGCCTTTGTCACCTTTACATAATCGATCAGACCCAAATCGATGAGCTGCGAATGGACAGGAACAACGCGCATCGAACCTTCGTTCTTCGTGGACTTGGATTCATCTCGCTGCCCCTCTTCCGTGATGTGGAATATCCACGTCCCATGCAGTTGCCGAATGTCATCAACGCGCATTTGGGCGATCTCGCCCAGCCTTGCACCTGAATAGAGGCCAATGAGTGGTATCCAGTATCGCCAATCTCGGATTTGAATGTTGCCCGTCCTGTGTTCTTTCTTGTCCCCTTGGCATGTTGAGAACAATGGCGAACTAAAAATAACGTTCAGTTCATCAATGGAGTAAGGGAACACTTCCTTCTTGCGCTTATCGACGATGAGCAGCATGCCCCGGATCACATCCTGTTCGATGTATTCGTTCGATAAGAGCCAGCCGGAAAAAGCGCCAATCGCAGACAAATATTTGTTGATTGTCTTTTGCTTGATTGTCGGCTTGTTGAGCGTCGCATTTTCTTGGATGATTTTTTTGAAAGACATTCCATGGAATGCCTTTGTATCTGCAGCTTTGATCGGCCAGAGTGAGAGCTGATGTTTCCAGTCTCGAACGTTCTTCCTATTCACCGCAGAGATGTGCGAAGTCTCGCCGACGAATTCCGCGAAGAGCTGAACAATCTTGCGGTTTTGATCCCAAGTGTCGGCTTTAATCGCGCCTTCCCTCTCCCGCTTGAAGCGGTCGTATAGCTCCATAATGGACTCGCCGGGCGCGGCGGTTGTCCTACCCGTTCGGCCAAGGGGCGGAATGACAATTGGATCGCCGGGAACTCCAGACCAGTTGCCGGCATCGCGCTCATCGGCGCGCTTTAGCGCTTCCAACAGGCCGCGCTGCAGCCGTTGGCACAAATCGCGATATTCAGGGGTGCCCTTCTGGATAAGCAAATTGCTGCGTTGGATTTCTTCGTCGGCAGCCCATTCGATCAATGCAGTCTCACCGCGCGCCAAATGATCCTGCAGCGTGGCAATGTAACGAGCACGCCCTTCACCCCTGAGTTTGGCCTGATCAGCCATCACCATCACGTCGAGGCCGGCGGCCAACTGGCTCAGCGGATCGGATGTGATCTTGATCCGCCCAGCCGCAACATCCTCAAGAAGCCCCGCATGCGCCGCATCCACGTCTGTCTCGGTCGGGTTATTCATTCGGGCGGCTCGATCTAACTGTAGCTCCCGCTCATAGATCGACCAGACCGCGCCCTGCAGGTCCGCTTCTGATGGCACCTTCCGCCGCCGCAGTTCCTCGTATTCTGCGCTCCATTGCGCCAAGACAGGCTGGGACCGCGTTCGGGCCACATTCGGATCAGATGTGCGGAGCGACTGCCAGCGCTCCTCCTTGAAGCCCTCTTTGCCCTTGTTCGGGAAATGCTGCCGAACATCGTCCGGGATGGACGCGCGGACGTAGTAGATGGAGCCACGGCGGACGACGTTTGTGCGGAGAGCCAT